AGTAGAAGTAGACGACGCAACATTACATGATCCAGAAAAATTTTCACTAGCTTGTATGAATCAAATAGGAATGCCTATGATGCCGGTTCCTAAACATGCATGGAGAAAATTATTGATTACATTGTTCAAAAAAGCATTAGAACCCATTACTGCACCAGAGTCTTCTAAATTAGAAGTTCAATTAACAGAAATATTAGCTGATTATATTAATAAAGCTCCAGGCAAAGAATTAAATGATGTGTTACGAGGTATTGCTTATACCGATAAAGAAGGAGATACTTTTTTTCAATTTAAATCTTTCTGGAGATATTTATTAAAAACAAAATCTTGGCCTGAAAAAACTTATCCTAAACAAAAAACATTAAGACTTTTACAAATAATGTTTGAAGTAAAAGAAGAATATACACAGATAGATAATAAAACAACTAGAACATTAGTGATGGAAACAATTAAATTAGAAAAACCAAATCCAAGAAAATTAAAAGTAGAAGACGAACCATGGCATTAAGAACAATAATACCGGGTCCACCTGGAACAGGTAAAACCTATAGATTAGTAAATCATTATTTAGCTGAAGAAATCAATGATTTACACACCAATCCCAAAAAAATAGTTTATGTTACATTTAGTAATGCTGCAGCAGATGAAGCTTACGAAAGAATAAAACATCCTTTGCTCTATATATCCACCTTGCACCATTTAGGCACAAGAGAATGTAACATCGATACTACAACTCAATTACTAAAAGATAGAAAATGGAAACAGTTTACAAGTCAATCACAGATATGCAAGGGAATGAGGTTTGAAACTAAAAAAGATATTTATGGAAATACAATACATCAAAATCCTCATATGAGAATTATAACATATGCTCGTTCTAAAAAAATTGATTTAATGGAAGCCGCACTACAATTAGATTTACACCACTCTGTTGACTTATGGTTAACAGAACAGATCGATGAAGATTTACAATCATATAAACAACAAACTGGAATGAAAGAATTTTCAGATATGATTTCCGATTTCGTCGAGGAAGATAAGCGTCTTGCTCTCGATGCCGTCTTCCTTGACGAAGCCCAAGATCTAAGTCCTTTGCAATGGGATATGTTTTTTCACATTGAAAAACAATGTAAACGATCT